TGTAAACAATCACGATGGTATTCATGGCAATACTGAAATCATTGGTGACGATCCTATTCGTATTTCGATCGTCGCATATGCTCGTGAGAAAATGGCTCTGCTTGGGTCATATGATTACGAGAATCTCAGACGTCAATTCGTTGACGACAGACGTTTGAATGAAGAACATCCCGAGTGGCGACCACTCTGGAATGGCGTATCTACTAAAATGTGGGATTCACAAGAGTGGTACGACTATCTCAGAGAGCGAGGTGGAGAAGAAATGCTGAACAAGTATCATCCGTCAGCATCCACAGGATCCGCATCACTCGAGGATTTGTTCTAATGTGCGCAGTTATTGGCGCATCTCTAGTCTCTCCCAGCAATCAAGACCTAGATCTGGTGAGAGATGTTTTTCTCGAATCTCGTATTCGAGGTTTGCATGCGACTGGTGTGTCGTATGTTAAACAAGGTAAGGTTGCCACTCTCATTAAACCTGTCCCTGCTCCCGACTTCTTCTCTCTCGTTGAAATGGAGCAATTTGTTAATGAGGATGGCAACCTTTACCTGATAGGTCACTGTCGTTATTCTACCAGTGACCTACGATTTAACCAACCCATACAAACTAATCCAGACTTGGCGATCGTACACAATGGTGTAGTGACACAGGAGTTACCACATAACTGGGAATATTTGTATGGCTATCAAACTGAGACAGCCAATGATAGTGAACTGATCAATAGAACACTAGAAGCTGGACTGGATCCTCAAGATATCTGGGCAGACTCGTCATTATCTGTAATCGAGTTGCGCTCTGATAAATCTATGAAAGCATATCGTAACGGAAAGCGACCACTATACAGAACGCAGATGCACAACGGTACTATTTTCACATCAACGAAAGATATTGCCATCCGTGCTGGTCTGCCTGATAATCAAGAACTTATGGACAATGGAGGAATAAATGCTGACTTACAGCCCAGCTACTCGTGATGAGGTAGAACATTTATTACTCGTCTCGGAAGAAGGTAAGAACACTCGCTTCCTGAAATCATCACACAATCTGTGGTATCGTTTTAAAAACTATACAAAATCACCACCACTCGCTGCACGTGAGGGTAATGATATTGTCGCTCTGATATTTGCCACATTCAATAAAGATGGTTACACAAATCTATATGAAATCGTTACAATGGAAGGTCATGAGGGTAAAGGGTATGGCTCGAAGGTATGGGAATATTTCTTAGACTACGCAGTGAACCAGAAACAGAGTAAACGATTAAAGATATCTTGTACGCCATCATCAGTTACTTGGCATATGCGTAATGGTCTGGTGTTCTGGGCAGTCGATCCATCTGGTAGTTTACGATCTGATCAGCCACTGTTTGCTACTCGAGGTGAGCAGTTGGAGTTTCGTGCGAAAGCGATTGTAACTCCGAGTATCGCCAAACCTACTAATCCTCGAGTGATAGAACAATTAAAGAAAGAAGCACCAGAGTCTCATGGCTTTGGTAAAAAGAAAATGAGTGCCACAGAGGAAGCAATTGCTGCTGTCGGCGAGTGTTGGTTACGCGATGCATTATATGAGGATGCATCTCTGGAGAGTCTGTTTGACTGATTATAGAAAAAAAGAAAATCGTAGAGAAGCATTCAAGCGATGGTATGCTTGGTCATTGAAGTATGGTGATTGCGATCCAGCGATATGGCTCGGTAATTATCTGAACAAAAGATACGAACACAATGACGAACAGCGACTTTGGTTTGCTTGGTTATATGGTAACACATATTATCTCCCGACATCGTGGGTATTGATGAATGAGTTTCCTGATTATGAACTTGCTACATTCGATCGTATGGACGCATGGAATACAGAGAACTATAAGCGACTACGATATCAGACAGACACCAAGTGGAGCAAAGGACATCTAGCTGATATGTTTAAATCATACGAGGTATTTGTTACTCCTGCTCGTACACAACGCCAAGCTATCGAATCTTATTATGGTGATACAGAGGAACAGAACTTTGATAATCTCTGGACAGCATTCAAGGAAAAGCTGTATAAGTTTGGACGCTATTCCGTCTGGTTTTATATGCAACAATTGAAGCATACAGCAGACGTAGAAATCGAACCAACCAGTCTGATGTTTGATGATTACTCTGGCTCTCGATCTCATCGTAATGGATGGCTATATGCATTGGGACAAGAACACAACGTGGATACAAGACTAACTCCTGCTGAGTATGATAGACTCGAGGCAGAGGGAACTGAACTGATCAAAGAAATGAAAGCTGAATATCCTGAACTATCCAAAGACATTAATTATTTCTCGATGGAAACCTGTCTGTGTTCATTCAAGAAATTGTTTCGTAAGAATCATGGCAGATATCTGGGTTACTATCTGGACAGACAAGCTGAAGAGATATTGAAAGTCGAGCAAGATGGCTGGTCTGGTATCGAATGGGAAGTTTTGTGGCAAGCAAGACGTGAATGTTTGGACTTGACTTTATCTGGTAAAACAGGAATAATCAAAGAAAAATATTCATCGTTTATGAATACAGGCAGACTCGATAGACTTGAGATGATGTATCGTGACGAGAAAAAAGTAGAAGGAGTGTTACCATTATGAGTACAGTAATTGCAATTGTCGGTGTTCCTGGAACTGGGAAGTCGACATTAATGAAAGAGTTTCTTGAAATCCCCAGAGCATACGATGAATATTGGGAACTATCTAAACCAGTCGATCTGGTTGAAGGTCAGATAAATGGCGATGTATTTGTTATGGGTAAGTATGAGGAAGGTGAAGTTTTCTCTGGTACTGATAGACTCTCGATGGCGGTTCAGCCAAAAGCAATTGAATATCTGCAGGGTGATCCAGCCAAGTTTGTATTATTCGAGGGAGACAGATTGACGACTGTATCATTCTTTCAAGCAGTCAAACAAGCTGGTCATACACTTCATATTATTGAACTGACTATTCCAGATGAACTTCGAGAGCAGAGATATATAGATCGTGGTTCTGATCAGAGTGAGCAATTCATTCAATCAAGGTTCACAAAACTCAAAAACATACGCAGTGAATTCGGAAGTAATCTGTTCGATGATGGTAACATTACATCATTCGAGCATAAAGATGCAGAGGACACTCATAAAGTATTGGACTTTATAACAGGAATTATCAATGGGCAAAGGTAGCAGAAGAAGATTGCAACAAATAGCTGATGACCAGATGAAAGCGAACTGGGATAAGATATTCAGTCGCAAGAAAGATTTCGTAGAAAAGCAACAAGATCTAACCGAATTGAACGCTGATGGGAATCGCGACAGAGGTAGATACGGCGAAGATCTTAGTCAAAAAAGTTCTAAAAAAGATCCTAATATACAAAAATAATTGTTGACATTTATCTCCATTTAGGTATAATATCTGTATAGTTAATGAGAGAGGTAAATATTATGGATAAAGCTATTGAAACCCTAATCGAGAAAATCAAAGCAGATTATGCTCGGTTCATGCCAGTAACTGGTGAAAATGATACAAAAGACTCGATTCGCGAGAAAATGCAGAAAGAGTTTTTTGAAAACATTACCGTCAAAAAAGGTCGTAAATACACGAAAATTATCACTGGATCTTCTGTCTGGGGATTTATCGTGAACGCTGAAAACGATCCTAAATTCAAACAAGGTGATATACTCAAAGCAGCTGGGTGGCAAATGCCTACTCGTAATCACTCGCGTGGTAATATCTTCGCTGAGAATTACTCGGTTGCTTGGACTGGACCACACTATATGGGTGATCCAAGGTTGGTAGCGTAAATATGGAATTAGACAGAGCGATGGTGAACAGACACGATGAAATTGAAGTCGGAAGTAAACCTGTTCAGAAATCCAGAGAAGTAGCCACTGGATGCTCTGTCGCCCTTATTCACTTATTATATTATTGAGGAGTTATTATGAAGCTAGTGATTGATACCCAAATAAAAGAAAACTATGGTGCTCACACGTGGGATGGCGAGAATGAATGTCCGCAGTATTGGAAATTCAAAGGTGGTCATACATACGTGGTTGAGAATGTTGATCAGTACGCTGGGATCTGTCATCCCTATATGGAACTCTCAGAACTCATCACGATGAAGGATGATTACTTTGAGGAATACTTGTTGGATGCCTACGAAAAAGAGGACAATGAACAAGCTGGTGAAGACTGGGAACAGGAGTGGGTAAGATATTGCACTCGTAACTTCTATGGTGAGTGGATTTGTGAAGACGCCAATGGTAGCTGGATTATCGGCAAGGATG